AATGTGTTGTCGGAAGACGACTGCTTCGTGACGGACGGAAAGCGGCAAAAGCCCATTACCCGTAAGCGTCTTGAAGAATTGGAAAAGTCTTGGGCTGAAAGCGGCAAGGTTCCCGATGCCGTTGCAGCCAATTGGAACAGAAACGAGACTCTCATCTCGCATCTGTGCATTCCCCAAGAGTACCAAGAGCGTATCATGGAGGAGTGGCGAAAACCGTTTACTGCTAATCGTTCAAAGATTTTAAACTACATGATTAGCAAAGGACTCAAGAACCTCATTTCAGATATAGGAGACTTTTGATGGAGAATCGTAATTGGGACGATATGGATCGTTCAGCAAGAAAGGCACGAAAGACATCTGCCAACAAGAAGAAGCGTGGGCGGCGACACGAAGAGCGTCAGAACTTGCGTAATTGGGTGGACGATATAAATTCAGGAAGAAAGGGACGACACGATGACTATGGCGACGAAGACTGAAAGCATGAAGATCAGCAAGCGAACTCTTGATATTCTCAAGAACTTTGCAGCAATCAATCCCGGTATTTTGGTGAACGAAGGGAATACGATTAGTACTCTCTCCAACACCAAGACCATTGTGGCTGAAGCCAAGGTGGATGAAACCTTTGGGCGACAGTTCTCAATTTGGGATTTGAACAAGTTTCTTGGCACGGTGAGTCTGTTCAAAGACCCTGAATTTATTTTTGAACAGAACTATATCACTATCAAGAACGGCAACTCGGGACTCAAGTATTACTACTGCGATCCCAAGTTGGTCATGTCCACAAACAAGAAGGTTAGTATGCCCAAGGCAGTTGTGTCTTTCACGCTGAAGGCAAAGGACTTCTCTGAACTCCTCAAGGCAGCGTCCGTGCTTCAGGTGCAAAACCTTTTTGTTCAGCCCACCGAAGACGGCAAGCATGTGGAGATTGTGGCGCGTGACAAGAGTGATGTGACTTCCAATCAGTACTCCATCATCGTGGGCGACTACGAGGGTACTGCCGATTTCCAATTTATTTTTGATGTGGAGAATCTCAAGATTCTTCCCGGTGACTATCAGGTGGAGATTTCCGAGAAGGTGGTAAGCAAGTTCTCTAACAAGAACGAGCCGCTGACCTATTGGATTGCTGTTCACGCTGATTCTTCGTACACTGCTTGAAAGGCAAAATGAACACTAATGAAGCCGTGAAGGGTTTGTGGGTTGAGCGATACCGTCCGCAGAGCGTGGGGGACTGTATCTTGCCGCAGGATACACAGGACGCTTTCAGCACTATGGTGCAGCGTAATGAACCGCAGAATCTACTCCTTTCAGGAGGAGCAGGCTGTGGCAAGACCTCTGTGGCAAAGGCACTGTGTAACGATCTTGGTTGTGATTGGATGATGATTAACTGTTCGGAAGACGGTAATATTGATACCCTCCGCACCAAGATTCGCAGTTTTGCGTCCACGATATCCCTTACCGATGGCGTAAAGAAGGTGGTTATTCTTGATGAGTTTGACTACTCTAATGCACAGTCTACTCAACCTGCCCTTCGCGGTTTCATTGAAGAGTTTGCGTCCAACTGCCGTTTCATCCTGACCTGTAATTTCAAGAACAGGGTGATTGAGCCGTTGCACTCGCGGTGTACCTGTATTGATTTCCGTATTCCCAACAAGGAAAAGGCTAAACTTGCTGTTCGTTTCCTGAAGCGAGCCGAGGATATTCTAAAGCGGGAAGGCATTGAATACGATCAGAAGGTGGTTGCTCAATTGGTGGGCAAGTACTTCCCTGACTTCCGCCGTACTCTGAATGAACTACAGCGGTATTCGTCTTGCGGCAAGATTGATGTGGGCATCCTGAATTCTATTGCTGAAGTTCAAATCAAAGAATTGGTCAAGAGCATGAAGACCAAGGATTTTCCAGGAGTCCGTAAGTGGGTGGTGGACAACTTGGATAACGACGCAACTCGTGTGTTCCGTGCAGTTTACGACGGGCTGTATGAGTCTTTGGAAAGTGGCTCTATTCCCCAAGCCATTCTTGTGCTTGCAGACTACCAATACAAGGCAGCGTTTGCAGCAGACGCAGAGATCAACCTGACTGCTTGCATGGTGCAACTAATGATGGAGTGCAAGTTCAAGTGAGCCACCAACTGTCTGATTATTTGAAAGCCATCAACGAAACCAAGGAGCCGTTGATGGACACCCCTGAATGGGGCAAGCCGTCGTATCCACCGTTTGTGGTGGGTCGGTGTCTCTCGTATTTTCCTGATACGCTGTTTGCCGTGAACGAGATGAATACCCGTGCCCACATTGATCCCAAGATGCACTTTGACTTTCTGCGGGGAGCGGTGCGAAAGCGTAAGCGGTTCTCCAAGTGGCTCAAGCGGGAGAATGACGAGCGGGTGCAAGCCCTGATTGAGTACTACGGGTTCTCTGCCAAGAAGGCACGGGAAGCCCTGACTGTTCTGACCGAGAAACAAGTTTCACAAATTATGGATGCCGTTTCCAAGGGTGGAAAGCCGTAATCTTCTAAATAGTTCCGTGTCGATATTTTTTAAGAAAGTGGAATAGGCATGGAACAAAACAACGAACGGTATATTGATCTTGAACCCAAAGATCTGCTAGAAGTCACCATTGCAAAGCCTGATGACTTCCTCAAGGTTCGTGAAACCCTGACCCGTATCGGGGTGTCGTCTCGCAAAGAAAAGAAGTTGTGGCAGTCCTGCCATATTCTTCACAAGCGTGGCAAGTACTACATTGTTCACTTCAAGGAAATGTTTGCACTTGATGATCTGCCCACCTCTATTGACAGCGAAGACATTGGGCGGCGCAACACTATTGCGTGTCTGCTAGAAGAGTGGGGGCTGCTCAAGATTGTAAACAAAGAAAAGATTGTGGACAAAGTGCCCCTGAACAAAATAAAGATTCTGCCCCATAAAGAAAAGGGCGAGTGGGAACTCTGCCCTAAATACCACATAGGACGGAGCAAACCGGGACACAAGCCCGAATCTGAAGACTGAAAAAGGAGATATTCGTAATGAGCCGACTCGTGATAAAGTTCCCAACGCGGAACCGACCCGAAAAGTTTAAGTCTGTGTTTACACGCTACATGACCTTCCTGAGTGGGCGGCATGATGTGCGTTTTGTTGTCAGTATGGATGCCGATGACGCAACCATGAACAACGATGCCATGCGTGAGTGGTTTGAGACGCAAAAGAAGTCTGTGGATATCAAGTATTGCTACGGGTACTCCAAGAGCAAGATTCAAGCCTGTAACGCAGATATGGAAGGCGAATACGGCGATATTTTGTTGTTGGCTTCAGATGATATGGTTCCTGTTCAGATGTCATATGATGATGTAATTGTGAAGTGCTTTGAGCAAGCATTTCCCGATTTTGATGGAGCCATCAAGTTTTGGGACGGATTGCGTGACATAAACGATTCGTTGATGACGCTTACCGTTATGGGGTTTCCCCTATACAAGCAGTTTGGATACATCTATAATCCTGAATACACATCATTGTATTGCGATAATGAGCAAACACAGGTGTGCGCGTCTTTAGGAAAACTTGCAAAGTGTGATTTGTGCATAATCAAACACGAATGGACACCAGAACCATTTGATACTCTTCATGCACGAAACGAAAACAGGGACATGTACAGTATAGATCAAAAGGTATACGAAGCCCGATTGGCTCGTGGTTTTGATATGGATGTTATGTTTGGAGAAAAGAAGTAATATGATCGTTCAGATCACGATGACACGAAACGAGTTGTTTCTCATCAAAGAGATGATGCCGCATTGGCAAAAATATGCAGATGCCTTTATTTTTATGGATGACCGATCAACAGATGGTACTTACGAGTACCTGATGGAAAATAAAGAAAAATACAACATACTCAATGTGTTGCCTAGTAATCTCACAGACACAGAACTTTCAAACGAAGCAACAACAAGACAAAGACTATACGATGAGGCACTTAAGCATTCTGGAAATATCATATGCCTAGACACCGATGAATATTTGGATGGCAATATAGAAAAAGCAGAATTGGAAAGTATACTAGAAAACAACAAAGATACGATAATTTATTTGAGATGGATACAGTATACAGATAAAAATCAAATCAGAGTGGATGGGCCTTGGAAGGTTAATTACAAAGATCGTGTTGGCTCGTATAGTAAAAGAGCAACATTTAGACCTGCACAGATGCACTCTGAACACATCCCATATCCCGGAAAACACGGAGTAATTGATGTTCCGCATCTGTTTATTGCACACGCACAATGGTTAGATAAGCCAACAGTTGCGGTAAAGCAATACTTTTGGAAAATCAACGATTATATAACAAAAAACAAGTACAAAGCAGAAACAATACCACCCACAGCATATGACGAATCTGTTGCAAATTTCCAATGGGAGTATTCTGCATTTGACTTTCCGTTGAAGATCAGGTATGATGTGTATTCAGATCAAGACATCAAATCAAGTTACAAATACAAGTTCATCAAGGACAAAATCAAGGAGTTTAATATCCCAAATTTGAATGATTGGGGTATGGAAATACACTAATGGAAGAAATTCTAAAACTAATAGCAGAGTACGCAGACAAGAAAACATCCACCAAGCAATGGACGGCTGGTGTTGATTGGGTTCAATATGCTGGTCCGTATTTTGATTCTGAAGAGTATACCGAATCTGCCAAAGCCTTGTTGAAGGGTTGGCTGGTGCTGGGAGAAAACGGTATCAGATTTGAAACTCTGTTTCCCAAACTTATGGGAAAGCAGTTTGGTATCCTTACAAATAGCGGCAGCAGTTCCAATCTCATAATGATGTCTGCTCTTGCTTCCAAGCGGCTGTATAATCTGCCTAAAGGCACAAAGGTTATTACACCTATTGCAGGATTTCCAACAACAATCAACCCAATATTTCAAGTTGGATTCACTCCAGAGTTTGTGGATATTGATCTAGACACTTTGAATCTTAATTTGGATCAAGTGGAAGAAAAGGCAAAGCAGGGGTGCAAGGTTATCACCTTTGCCCATGTTTTGGGGAATCCTCCAAACATGGACAGGCTGATGGATATCGTGAATCAATACGGTTTGATCTTTTTGGAAGACTGCTGTGACGCATTGGGTTCCTCATATAAGGGACAGGCTTTGGGAAGTTATGGAGAGTTTGCGTCATGCTCATTCTATCCTGCTCACCACATCACGATGGGTGAGGGCGGTTTTGTTGCTTGCAAGACACACCAACAGGAAACCGTTGCACGAAGTTTTAGGGAATGGGGAAGAGGGTGTTATTGCGTTGGGCAAAAAGCAAATCTACTAAAGAATGGAACTTGCAAGAATAGATTTTCTAATTGGTTGCCTGCACTACCTGATGAGATATTCGATCACAAGTATGTGTACGATGAGATTGGTTACAATCTGAAGCCAACAGATTTGCAAGCAGGAATGGGTCTTGCTCAACTCAAGAAACTTCCAAGAATCATTGAGATGAGAAAGCACAATCACGCACGCCTGTGCAATATATTTGCAATGTATGAAGACTATTTTGTTTTACCAAAAGCAACTGAAGGCTCTGATCCTGCTTGGTTTGCTTTTGCTGTAACAATCAAGGACGGAAGTCCATTCAAACGAATAGATATTGTGGAGCATTTTGAAAACCACAAGATTCAAACACGACCGTACTTTGCAGGAAACATAATGCTTCAGCCCGCATACGAAGGTATGATGGATGCAAGCAAGGTTATTTCTGATTTTCCAAATGCACGAAAAGTAACAACAGATACATTCTTCTTGGGCACAAGTCCTGTGATAACAGATGAGCATTTGGATTACATTGAAAAGGTGTTGGATGGTTTTTTTGAAGGAATTAGAAAATGAACAAAAGAGTTTTAGTGCTAACTGGGACAACAAATGATCCTTCAAATTCAAATGACAACACAATGGAAGAGGTATTTGATTTAACATTACCATCAAAACAGAGATACTCCAAGAAATACGGATATGACCTTTTGGCATTGCGATCTTTTGGAAATGGTGATGTTTATGGATTCAAAGATACTGATATAGGTTTTTTGAAAGCAACAAGAACATTTGAGATGTTGAGATACTATGATATTGTGATGTGGATAGATGCGGACTCTATAATCACCAATCATATGCCAATAACTGATTTTCCAATAGAAGATAACTCGTTCTGTGCTTCTTACGATTGGGCATGGAAAGAATCATTCAGTACTGGAAATTTTATAATCCAACGAACAAATGAATTCGATCAACTGTTCGATATTTTCTTGCAAATAGGAAAGCAATGTAGTGGTCGTTTGATGCAAGAGCAGGAAGTGCTGAATTATATGCAAAAAAATACTAATCTAAAAAATACGATGAAGTCACTAGAGCATAGATTTCTAAATGCTGTTCCTAGTTTCATAACAGAAACTCCAACATGGAAAGCAGACAACAACAGAACAGGGATTGTGTCTCCGTGGAGTGATGATTGTTTTTT